GCACCAAGTCTTTCTGCAGGTTTGCCAGGAACAGCAGATTCTAATACTTCACCTTCTGGATCAAAAGAATTTTTTAATCCTAATTTAGTTTTAATTCTATCACCAATACTTTGCTTTTTAGGTGCTGATGACCTATATCCATGACGCTTAGCATAATCCATATAGGATTCACCTGGCTTCAGTTTTTTAGGATCTTCTTTTGGTTTAGAAGTAGCATCTTCACGAGCACGAAGTTTTGCACCACGATCACTTAGTTTTTTATCTTGCTCAGGATCTGGATGCCAATAATCACCTTCATTTACAAACTCTTCATTACTCACCATACCAGGAATATATTTTCCTTTGGTTTTTTTGTCATGCCATTTAATAGATTTAGTTTCTTTGTTTGCATAGTCTGATGCAATTGACTTGGCATGTAATCCTGGAGTATGACTTTTTACACCAGCTCTTTTTGCTTCTCTTTCTCGTTCAGCAGCACGTTCTTGTGCTGCCAATCTTCTCATCTCACGATCTTCTTCTAGAGATTGTCTGATTTGCTCTTTGAGACTTTCTTTAGTTGGATTAATTTTCACGGTGCTTTTGTTTCCTGTGTCTAATTTTTTTCCTGTTTTAATATTGTTATTATCCTTTTCCATATCACTCCTCAACGAACGTTAGCAGCATACCACTTTTCAAAATCTTCTCTACGCTTATCACCTCTAGGTGGCATAGCACTCTTCGATGTCTTTTTCTTTTGGTCTGCTTCATACTTTTCAGGATTGTTGCGAGCCTCTTGTGCTTCCATGATGGTTACGCCATCTTCTTCAAAGATAACTTCAAAACCATCTTCATAAGCAGCAAGAACTTCACGAACTTGCTCAACTGTGAAACCTTCTTCGATCATATCAAGATAGAGTTCTTGATACTCTTCCTTAGGAACACAGTTAGGAACTTCCTTACCGCCCTTCATTTTCTTACCAACCATTTGATATCCTTTCCAGCAAGGATCCTTATCGCCACCTTGCATCTCACCGTCTTCTTCAATATGCTCTACTTCTTCTTTGTTATATGCTTTCCAAGCAGTAGCATAAGCAATACCTTTTTCTTTTTTAGTTAATCCACCCTTCTTATACTTATCTTTGATATGCTTAACCATACGCTCATGCTTAGCACTAGGAGGTGCTTTCTCTACCAATGTTTCTTCACCTAAACGATTTGCAACTTTACCTGCACCTGATGCAACCTTTCTAGCTGCTTTACCGACAACTTTCTTAATTCCACTCTTAAGTTTTGCACCAACTCTTGATAGGAAAGAAGGTCTTGCTGGTTTATCTGAAGATGAAGAACTGCTCGATGATGAAGAACTACCAGAAGAAGATGAACTAGAAGACTGTTGCTTCTCTGATGCCTTTGCTTTACCTGCAGCATATCCTGCGCGAGCTGCACCTGCGATTTCTCCTGCTGCGCCTGCTGCTTTTACTGCAACTTTCTTAGCACCCGACGCTGCTGCTTTCACACCAGCTTTTGCACCAGACTTAACTTTACTTGCAAAGTTCTTAACTGCACCTTTGATCTTAGCAACCTTTTCTTTTCTTTGCTGTTGTCTTTGGTGTTGGAATAAATCCAATTGCTTTGCTGCTTCATCTAAAGATTCAACTAGCATCATTTCAAGATCTTCGATCTCATAACCTTCTGCTAGGCACTCAGTTAGAGCTTCCTCTACCATCTCTTCAATAAGATCATCAGTTAAGAATACAATATCTTCATCAGAAAAATCATCAAGAACTGAAGAGAAATCTAGATCTTCTTTCTTCATTGCCTTCTTAATGGCCTTATCCTTTACACCAGCATACTCATCAGTCTCATCTTCTACAGTGCCATCTTCATCATAGTCTCTTGACTTCTTACCAGACTTGTTAGGATACTTATCTTCCTGATCCTCGCCAGCCTTTTCAGATTTTTCTTCTTTTTCCTTACCTTCTTTTTCTTTTTCTGCTTCAGAAAGATATCCAATACCGTTTAGAATATCTTCAATTCCAGACAATCTAGAAGTAGATTGTGAGTACATGTCGTTAAGCATAATTGATACCTAAATTAGTTCTTCTTTTTATTATTTATATTTCTGAAATCTGAAAATTTCATTACAGGTTGACCAGGAGTAAGTTCCTGAACATACTCTCTATACTTATCTGTACCTACTTCTAATTGAGTTTCTGGATCTTCTCCTTCAGTTAATTCAATTAGATCTTTTAGCCAACCTCTATACTTTTCATCATGCTCATCAACGTAGATAACATGATTTGTTCCTCGATTTACAATCCTACCTACAATACCAGTATTAATATTTTCAACAATAGTCCCAATTTCAAAGATGTTACCTTTGAAATAGTTTTCTCTTAAATTTAAGTAATCAAGTTTAGGAGCAATCTCCCAAAGATTATAGTCATAATCTTCTTTAATATTCATTGCTTTACGCAAGGTAGTCATAATACCTCTTGCTTCACTGTCATTAATAGTCTTAGGCATACCCTTTTTAAAGGTATCAAAATCATTATCGGCAGCTGCTTTACGCATCTTGGATGCTGACATTCCTTCTACACCTTCTGCATCAGCATCTCTTTCACCTGCAGACAATACTTGGATCTCTTCAAAGTTATATATCTTACCATTATACTTCTTGGCAAGAGCATCAAATTCCCCAACTCTATCACTACCAACTACAATATGAACTGACCCATATCCTTCCCCATATGCCGCAGAAAGAACATCGAAGATATTTTTCATATCCTCATTATCCTGAATAGCATCAGCATAATCAGGAAACATTTTTTTCATGATTGCAACTTTAGTTGCTGGATCTAAGGGGTTCTTTTTAGGATCTTGTGTCCTGCTAGGATAAATTCTAAGATCTCCACCTTGAGATAACTTGCCAACTTGATTGATTAATTTTTCATGTCCGATAGTAGGAGGATTAAACCTACCAAAAGTAACAGTAATTGTAGGACCACCAGCATTTACTTCTAAAGCATCTGTTGGTGCATTTGGATCTTGAGCAGGGGCAGCTGCTTGTCCTGTAGGTGCTACAGCAGATTGATCTTGTCCAGTAACATCAATTGGAGTTTGAAGTTTTTTTAGTACACCATTTTCAGATTTATATGTAATCTGACCCATATCATTGGCATATCTTCCTCTACCAACATGATGTACTTTTAATTTTTCAGCCTGATCTCTAGTCTTTGAGACTTTTGCTTCAGTTAGAAATTCGTTAAAACTTTTCATTTATCCCAATTTTTACTGTTTGCAATGTGGATTAATCCACGTTTCTTCATCAAATAATATTTATGCTTCAATGCTTTTGTCTTTGCTACTGAGATTTTACAATCCATTACCGTAGCAAAATAAGCAAGAGCAACTTCCATCTTTTTGGTTTTCAATAAGATCTCCAATGATTTATTTAGATCTTCATTATCAATAGACTTTAACATGAAGTCCTCCAGTAAATTGTGCTTTTAATTTGTTTGCTTGACCTACTCCACTTTGAGCCAGTAATTCTCTTTCTTCTTTATTAAGTCCAGATCCAAATCCAACTGATGCACATGCATTATAAAGATTTTGAATTACTCTTCTTTTGATTTTATCATCTGGTATTCCTGCTATAGCTAATGATACTTCAGATGACATCATTTTATCTTTCAATAAATTAATATCTTTACCTACAGATTTATCCTTTCTCATGTCTGGCATATTATCACCATTAACTGCTTTCCAAATATCATCCATATATGCAGCAACTTGATCATATTGCTCATCAGTAAATTTAACTTTTTGACTTATGAAGTAGTCATCTTTAGTCAAATCTAAATGAGGATGCCTATCTTTTATTTTATCTAATGCATGAATTCCTTGCTTAGAAGTTTCAGAAATAATAGAGGTAAAAGATTTTGATCCCAATGATCCCATTTTTGCTAATGCTAATGAAGGCATTTGTGTTTGGGTATACTCAAGTTCAAGTTGCTTCTTATTTACATTATATTTAATGCGAATATGCTTCTCAGATCCTGGTTTAACTTTACCTATATTACCAAATAAATTTGCTTGTGCTCTACGAGCTGTCATACCCTTATTCAGTTCAATTGTCTCTAATGTAAAATTAATTTTCATATCACGGTTTCCACCAGTTAATTCAATGGTAGGATTTTTACTTTTGCCAATAGAAATTCTTTCAATATATTCATTACTATTCAAAACAGTATAGTGAACTTGTGATGGATCTGCTTTAGTTTTCTTTAGTGAAATAGGAATAATATCTTTTGTTTTAAATTGATTAATTAGAAAGTTATTTAAAAGTGCAACACTTGCTGTTTTTCTATTTGCCGTTTTTCTATTTAAATGAACTAAATCTCTAATTCCTGCAGGGGTCATGACCCATATATCTGCAGGGTTCCACTTATCAGGTTGCAATCCTGTATTAGCACGTAAATAAATTGCATAAGGATCTCCAGGGGATCCATTACCAAAAATTTTATCATTAAAAATTTTAGCATCAGAAGGGATATTTAATTTGTCAACTAGTGTTTGTGCTGCTGCTGAAGCACTATCTAACCATGTATCATTACCATCTGAAATTTGTCTAGAGAATGCTCTTAAATTTTTTCTTACTGCAGTGTTTGAAAAAGCAAAACGACCTGGTGTTATAATCCTAGATTTAAGTGCATTGTATACTTCAGTTTTAAAATCATCTCCATCACCCACTACATCATGTGTTGCTCTCTTATTGTATACAAGTTGATATGCTAATGCAAATTGAACTAATATTTCACTATAAACTTCTGTATCTCTACCTCCAATTTTAGCAGCATTAGATGCCTTAGTTTCTTTTACATTATCTTTCCAGAGTTCAGTAATCTTAACTTTACCACCCTCTACTGTAGGCATTTCAGTATTATACTTATTCAAAAATGCAATGACCTCTCTGGAAGTAGTACATTTTGCCATGTCCGCAACAAATTTTTTATGGGCAGCTGCTGTTTTGTATCCTATTACTGCAGCACCATCTTGCCCTTGCGTTCCTTTTTTGAATGGTTGTTTATCTCTTACCATTTGCCAAAATGATGGCCAATATTTTAGATCTCCACTTTTATGTACTTTGGCTAAATCTGGGGTGCTACCCATTTTTAATTTTGCCATAGAAAAAAGTCCCTCCCTTCAGTAATATTTAGAAGAGAGGGACTTAGTATTATCGATCATCAGCAGATCGATTTTCAGATCGATCTACGCTAAACATTTCTCCAGGATAACGCTTCATAAGTTTAACAGTATTGGTAACAATAACATCTTCAATGCGAACACCTAGAGCCATACATGCTTGAGAAAAATACCACATAACATCTCCAAGTTCAATCAAAAGATGTTCTTTATTATCTTCACTATATGGTTTACCTTGGAAGATAATCTTCTTTACAATCTCAGTAAACTCACCTGCTTCGGCAGACATACCAACAGCAGCAGTCAAAAGACGAGGAACATCAGCGCCATATGCTTGAAGTTCTTGAACTCGATTAATGAACGCTCCAGTATTAGTACTGGCATCACTAGTAGTTTTATTTACAAACTCAAGATACCTGTCAGTATCAACATCAAATTTACCCTCAACCTCTGCAGCGTTGGGATCTTTTTCCAGAATTTCTTTTACGGTCATTTTAAAACTTCAAATCTACAAAGGACTTTTTGCGAAACTTACTTTCAGTTTCATCTTCATAATCATCTTGCCCAGAATCAATAATGTCTTTCTGTGCTGATTGATCTACATCATACAACTTCATCTTAGATCTGTCAACCCCAATGATGAACTTCCTATTTGATGTTGGATCATTATATCTATTTTTGAGTTGCTTGACACAAATTTGACCTAGTTCTTCTAGTTCTTCAGTACTAATAAGAGCAAACATAAAATCGGCAGTAGCAGGAAGACCAAAAGATTCAGATGTATCTGTAAGATCAACATCAGTATTACTATAACCACTACGAGTAGTTTGAGTAGCAGATACAATAGGTACATTATGCTCAACTGCCATACCTCTAAGTTCTTCAGCAATTGCTTTAACATAGGTATAAGAATTTACAATAGTTCCCTTATACCTAGAACTTGCACAAATATTCAAGTAATCAATAAAAATAATATCTGGTCGAAAAGATTTCTTCAATGAAAGTTCATTAAGTAAAGACTTAAAATGACCAGAGTGAGCAGAGGCAGTCGGATATTCTTTAATAATAAGTTTGCCTTGCGTCTTCTTAGATAAGGAGTTAATCTTATTTTCATATAATTGTTTTGGCAGAGTTTCTAAATCTCGTATTGAGATATTCAATAGATTGGCATCAATCCTTTCTGCAATACGTTCTTCTGCCATCTCCAAAGTAATGTATAAAACATTCTTACCTTGCAACAATGCAGCTGCCGCGACATGACACATGAAAAGAGATTTGCCAACGCCTGTGCCAGCAAGACAAATATTCAAAGTCTTAGACGGAAGACCACCTTTAGTAATCTTATTAAAGAATTCTAAATCGAACGGAATTTTTTCTTCTTTACGATGATAGAAGTCGTAACGATCTGATGCATCAATAATATAATCATGACCAACATGATCATCAAAACTGACACTCAGGGCAGTTGAAAGGATATCTGGAATTGCATCTCTAGTCATCTTACTATCTTTGCCATCGGCAATCCTGACACTTTCCAGGAGTGCCAAGTAGATAGCACGTTCTTTACACCAAGATTCAGTAGTATTTAATTTCCATTCATAATCCCACTCATCTTCAGGAAGATTTGTTAGAACATTTACAACCTCAGAATATCCATCTTGAGATAGATCAACTCTTTTACCTGTTTGAATTTGTAGAGCATTTGCTGTAGGGAGAGACTGATACTGATTGACAAAAGTATTGATTTCTTCAAATAATACTTTATCAGAGTGATCCTCAAAATAATCCTTCTTCAAAAAAGGAAGAACCTTACGAGTATACTTTTCATCATAAAGTAAGTTAGCAAGAACTAGGTGTTCAATCTTTCCACTAAACATAATGTAAATAACTCCCAGCAATATATTTGGTTCCAGAAATAGGAGGTCTCCCCGCATGAGGGAACATCCATAATGGAGGGAACACCAGTATGCTACCACACTTTGGTTTGATATGCAAGTTTAGTGAAGGAAAGGAAGTTTCCCCTCCTTCCTCCACATCATTCAAATATAAAAAGAATACTAAAAATCTTCTAGCAGAATTGTAATTACCTACATCAACATGCTCTTTGAATTGTTCTTTGCCATTATTGAGATAACGCTTTATTCTAATCTGCTCTAGAGCATAATCCTCTGGAAATTCTCCGTTAATGAGAAGATCTTTTTGATACTGCCTAACAGCAAATGCAGTAGCATTTTGAATGACTGCATGATGTTCACTCCAAGGATCATTGATATTTCCATTCTCTAATTCTTGAGCAAGATATTGAGTAATATTTAATTGAGTGAAAGTTGGACGTTGCTCTCTATCATGATATTCATGTAGGTATACATCTTCTTCAAATTTATTAATTATTTTGGAACACAGTTCTTTATCTACAACATCATCATATACTTTAATAAAGTCTGGTAATGTTTTTCCTATCATACTTCTTCCTCTTGGTCCGAACTATCTACTGAACTTTGACCATAACTAAATTCTTTTTTAGCAGATTCGTCAAGTGCTTGCATAATCTCTGGAGTAAAATATTTTTTAGGATCAGCAAGAATAGTTTTTGCAAAAGTTTTTACGCCATTGATTTCATAACGTCCTGCCGACTTAGAGAAGACACCATACTTTTCACCAAGTTCTAGCAGACCATAATAAGGATCTAATCCACAATCATAGAATAAACGAGTTTCTGCTACAGAATTCTCTTTGGTAAATCTAGATTTCTGTGCTTTGCATTTGATGATATTGCCTACAACTACAGTGCCATCTTTTTCTTTGGACTTAGAAAGATAAATGATTGTAGATGCTGCATATTTCAGACCGCTACCACCGCCCATTTCTTTGGTAGGAACGTAAGCGCCAACAACATCATAGGTATGATTAGTAACGAGCATCGGGATATTTGCCTTACCAAGTTTCAGTGTCAGTACACGGAATACAGATTTGGTAACTTGGGCTCTAGTCATATCACGGGTCTCTTTACCTTCAGAACTATCCTCAATTTCTTTTGTAGTTGAAAGATTACCAAGACTGTCAAGCACAAACATCAATGGTTTACGATCAGATTGTTTCTGTTCTAAGAATTTATCAACAATCTTAAGAGCTTGAGTTCTAAATTCTTGAACTGTCACTACAGGAACAATGATCATACGCTTACTATCAATTCCACGTTCCTCAATCATCTGCTTTGTAATTGCAGATTCAGATTCAAAGTAAATAACTCCTGCTTCTGGATTACTATCCAAAAAATGTTTTACAATACTCAAACAGAAAAAAGTCTTACCAGTGGAAGTTTCACCAGCAAGAGCAGTAATTTTATTGGAAGGAATGCCACCGTAAATAGATCCAGACAACAAAGCATTTAAGATATAACTTCCTGTATCGATAAATTGATCACAATCACCAGTAGAAACACCATCAGCAACAATGGATGCGTATTCATTTTTAATTTCTTTTACGATATCTTGTAGAAAATTCATAATTACTCCTTTACTTTAATGTTTAAGTTTGTTAGTTCAGTTGTGTCTCCAAACATTCCGTCAGCAAATATATTAAAAGATACTGATAGTCTGTCGTCTTCATTCCAGTTTGTTGCTTCATGTTGTAAATAAGATGGGAATATTAAACATGTTCCTCGCACACCCATCATTGCTTTAGCGATACTGTTAATATCGTTTTGTTCTTTTGTTTTGGGATACATCATCCACTGCTGTTGCCCATAAAAAATAATAGGACTATTTACATAATCAGGATACCATACTCCAGAAAGTAAACTATTTGGATGAAAATGTTTTTTCAATCCTGATTGTGCTGGTAGACGATTGCACCACATAGAGCAAATAACTGGATTAACATCTACCCACAACATTTCATTGAAACATTCCTGAGCAAAATTTCGTATGTGAAATGTTAATTCATTAAAAGCATCTTGCTTATGAAGATCTCCAATACTTTGAGTTGCAGAAATATTTTGAATATATCTAACAATTTCTAATCTATTAGAAGGCTCAAATTGAGTTTCAAACACAGGTGTAGGAAACAAATTATGTAGTCTCATCCAAATAGTGCCTCCAAAGTATTGACTTTTTCTGCTTTCCAACCGATAGTATCCAAAATTGTCTTCAGTGGTTCCAGAAAACTTTTGTCAAATTGTAGATCATAATCTATAGATTTGTCAAGTCCTAATTCAACAGGAAATGTTTGAATAAACGCAATCACGTTTTCATTAATTTTATTGGGAGTTCTAAGCATAATAAACTTAATCTTTTCACCCTCTTGAATTAATGGATACTTGTGAGTAAGATTATTCTTTTTGATGTAATAGTTATACAACAATGATCCCCTTGCGTTAATTGGAGTTCCCTTACTATAAATCTGTTTGGGATCATGGTATTTTTTCAATCCATTAACACTGCGAGGGAATGAGATAAGTTCTGGAGGAAGACTAGAAAATTCCTTTCTAAAATCTTTAATGAATTTTTGCAGATCCTCTTCAGTTTTTGTCATGATAACTTTCAGAGCATCCTTAATCTTCTGACGGCAAGGTGCAGGTGTTGAAGATTTAATTGCCTCAATACCCATAATCTTAAGTTTGGGTTGTTCATAACGAACACCTTCACTGTCCCAGACATTCAGAATGTATCGTTTTTTGGCAGTCCAGATACCTTTATCTGCAATGTTCTCTCGCTTCATGATCATCTTCTGATCATAGGCATTCACATACGAAGCCAGTTCTTGGTAGCGACTTTCAATATACTTTTCAAGTTCCACCTGACAGACCTTATCAAGGAACGTGACAATGCCTTCAGTAGTTTTCTCTCTTCCCTGGTATACACGTTCAACCAAAGGACCCATATTGAGATAAATGCTATCGGTATCCACAGCAATAACATAATCAGTGTTCTCCGTTTTTAAAATTTTGTTTAGATACTCATTCATCTTATTTTCAATCCAACGAATTGAAAGTTGTCCCGAAAGAGTAATTGCCTCGGCATTTGCAAGATTATAATAACGAAAATATTGATTGCCAATAGCACCATAGGCAGAGTTCAGTTGGATCTTTCTTGCCATCTGAATGTTATTATACTTCGCAATATCTTTAACTAGTTGAGGATCTTTAGTCTTCTCATACTCCTGCTTAGCAGCAATCATTTTCTTCTTATAGATGGTACGTTCATCATAAATTTTTTGCATCATCTTAGGAAGAAATCCCTGATACTCTGTTGTATACATAGCACCATTTGCACAGACTGTAGAATCAGTAAGGCAACTCAAATCAATTTGGCAGTTAAGTAACTTATCAACATTCACTCCAGAGAAACGTTTTGGTAAAAGAGTTTCTGGTGAAATATTATATTGCATAATAAGGTGTGGGTATAGTGAATTCAAATCAAAGTTGACTACCCAATTATAAAGTCCAGGAGCAGGTTCCTTAACAAAAGCTCCTGCGTATTTGTCATCTTTACTTGCGGCATCACGAGGAGGTACAACAATATTATCCTTTTTCAGAAAATTATAAATCAGAGTATCCCACATACGAACCTGAGAATACACATCCTCAAAATTTACCTTTGCATCATATGCCATTGTAATTGCCAGTTCAATCAATTTCATCTTGTCTTCTAGACGATCAACAAGTTCTACGTCATGAATGTTATACTCAATAAACTTTTGCCATCCATTTGTATAAAAATCACGGAAAGTTTCAAATTCACTATGATCCAACTTACGTTGATCCAATTCAACTTCAGCAATATAATCTAGTCTATAACTTTCTTGAGCAGAGTAAGTAAACTTTTTATAAAGATCCAAATAATCTAGAATAGATACACCAAGAATACTATAAGAAGTATATTTTCTACCCTGAATAATAATCTCATTTGCATTCACCCTGCTCCATGGCGAAAGAGATTTCATGTGTTTTTCAGTCAAAACTTTTTCAATACGACGGCAAATAAAAGGTATGTCGAATAGGTTGATATTCCATCCAGTAACAATATCTGGAGTATTTTGAACCCAGTACTGTAGAAACTTCATCAGTAAATCTTGTTCATCATCACAGAGAACAAACTTTACATCCTTTCTAGTGTTTTGATATGGATTTACACCCCATACAACAATTTGTTTGGTATTAAAACATTTGATTGTAATACAAAGAATTTCTTCCAGTGCTTCTTCAACAGAAGGAAATCCATTTTCTGAGGTAGTTTCAATGTCAATAGTATACAATTTAATTTGTGAAATATCATAATGCATTTCATCCTCAGGATGTTGCTCAGCAATATACTGATAAACAAACCTTTCATTTCCATAAACAGAAAAATTCTCCATAGAGGAATACTTGGATATAAAATCCCGTGCCTCCCTTGGAGAATCAAATCTGATAGGTTTTACATACAATCCATCAAGTGTTTTATACTTTGTTTTCTTAGGTGATTGTACGAACATAGTTGGAGAGAATGGTTCTTTCACAGTAACTTGTTCTTCTCTATCATATCCACGATAGAGAATGTTATCACCCAGTAGTTGAACATTAGTATAGAACTTCATTCCTTCTCCAAATACTTTTTATACAGTCCAAGGATTGCTTCCTCAGGATCCAGTATAGTAGCAATGGCGTCAGATGTCAAGAAGATTTCACGTTGAGTAGTGTATTTTGGGTACTTCTGTAAGATTACATATTCATAAACATAGTAATCCTTTTCACCTTCATCAACTTTTTTAGCAGTTACTTTCAAATGTGTTCCCTCTAATGAGTGAGCACGTTTTTCAATCTCTGCTGCATCTGTTCCATATTCAGCACACTCGACAATTTTATAACAATTTTCAAATAAAAACATTGGTTCTTCATCAAGTTCTGTTACTTGACCAATGTAATAATTTTCATCACCCCGTAATAATAGGACTTTCGCTTGTTCCATTCTTTGCTCCAACTAATTGATTGTACTTATTAACAACCTCGGCATGAGGTTCATAAATTGAAATTACTTCTGAAAGAGAAACTACAAATTTTCTATCTGCACTAAGAGGAGCCCAGGGAAACAAATTAAGTCTAATATCATTAATTTTTTGTGGTTCGTCACTTCCTTCAAGTAAAATCTGTGCGCTTTCTTGATCTACCCAAACATTATAGGGTTCAGTAAATTGAAAAGCAACTACTCTTTCGGGAGAAGGCATATTATTATTCATCATAATAGAACTACCTTGCTCTACGATTTCACTGATATCACAGATAACGTCTTCACCTGTTCTTAGTTTTGCGATTTTTACGGTCATACCTTTTACCAGAAATAATGTTTACAGATTCGTTTACAATCTCTTTAAGAGATTTATGTTCAGTAATATTTTTTTGTTGTGAAATTGCTCTAGCGTGTGCTAAAAGATAATCCATCACTTGTGGATGTGTTTCAACTGTAATCGTATCAGTTGTATCTTCGTACCCACTAGGAACTAAATTAAAATAAAAATTCATGTTCATCTCCATTATACACACAAAAAAGGGAGGGGTCAAGCCCTTCTCCCTTATTCTGTTTGTTTTATTTATCAACTTTCTGCAAGCAGTTGTGGGGCGCTGCCCTTAATATTGTAAGTT